GCGATAAGGTTGCCAGCCAGCAAAAGCTCAACCAGCTGGCCGATCAGGCCGTGAAGTTTGAGCAGCAGCAAAAAGCCGCGAGGGCGGGTTTGAAGGCGCAGTCTGAGGGTTTTTCCAGCCGACAGGCCGGGAGAGAATCAACCTTAGAGCGTCTCAGCGAAACCTATGCCTACAATCCGGCAGCACAGAAAAAGGTGCTTGAAGATCAAAGGGCAACTTTTGCGGATGAAGATGCCCTGCGCGCGAACTGGCTAGCCGGAGCTAAGCAGGGCTGGGCTGAATATCAGGATTCAGCAACAAACGTTTTCAGCTCGGTACAGCAAATTTCACAAGCCACATTCACCGGGCTGGCGGGCCAGCTCACCAGCCTTGTGACAACCGGCAAAGCCAGCTTCAGGGACTTCACCACCTCGATCCTCAAAATGATAGTAAACGTTATTAACCAGCTTCTGGTGGCTTATGCCATCCAGAGTGCAATGGGCTGGATAAGTAGCGGAACTAATACGGCCTCTGCAGGCCAGTCATTCGCGGTACCGTCTTTCCGGCCCCCGGGCTACGACGTGGGTGGTTACACAGGGCATGGTGGCAAATATGAGCCTGCCGGGATTGTTCACCGCGGCGAGTTTGTTTTCACCAAAGAATCTACCAGCCGTATCGGCGTGTCCAACCTGTACCGACTTATGCGTGGGTATGCCTCTGGCGGTCTTGTCGGTGGTGGTAAGGTCCCCGCGGCTGGCATCGGTGGGGTTAGCGTTTACGCACCTGTTTCAGTCGCTACTGCTCAGCCCGGCGATCAGAAACAACAGCAGGGCAGTGGTGATGCGCTGACTAAGGCATATCAGAAAGTGATCGACCGTTACATTCGTGATGGTATCGCCAGGGAGATTCGTCCGGGGGGAATCATCTGGAGCGCCAACAAACAGAGGTAAGTGATGGCTGTAGAACACTTTACCTGGCGTATTCAGGCTGCGAGCCAACCCACTCTCAGCAGCAAGGATACTGTCAGAACAGCTCAGTTCGGTGATGGATACAAGCAGATTAGTGGTTCTGGCCTGAACGATGAGGTTCTAAATTATGCCTTTTCTTTTACTGGTGATCCGGTAATAGCCAGAGAGATTCATTCATTTTTACGGAGGCATAAAACCAAGTCTTTCACATTCACTCCACCTGGTGGTGATTTAGCCCTCTGGCGTGTTGAGGCAGACAGTCTGCAGCGAGTCACCCTGAATAAAAAAGTGGAAACCGTAACTGCAACGTTTGAACAGGCATTTGCACCATGAGCTTAAATAGTGATTATCAGAAACTTGAGCCGGGCAATGTTGTCCGGCTTTTTGATGTCGATGGCACCGCATTTGGTGTTTCCGACGTTCTCCGCTTCCACGCCCACAATATTGCCCACACTGCTGATGAGATCGCCGCTGCTGGTGGGGATGAAAATAAACTACCGGCGAAATCGATCTGGTGGCAGGGGCAGGAATATAAAGCCTGGCCTTGTCAGATTGAAGGTATAGAGGCTTCAACTGATGGTAGTTCGTCCCAGCCGAAACTATCAGTTGCTAATCTCGACAGCTCAATTACTGCTTTGTGTCTTGCTTATGACGATCTGCTGCAGGCGAAGGTCACTATCCATGACACGCTGGCCAAATACCTTGATGCGCGGAATTTTACGGACGGGAACGCCACGGCAGACTCTACGCAGGAAAAAGTGAAGGTATTTTACATCGATGCCAAAAGCGGTGAGACAAACGAGTCTGTAGAATTCTCGCTTTCAAGCCCGATGGACCTGCAGGGACTGATGATCCCGACGCGCCAGCTACATTCGCTTTGTACCTGGTGTATCCGTAACAAATACCGCTCCGGTGATGGATGCGACTATGCCGGGACGCGCTATTTCGACAAACACAACAACTCGGTTAACGATCCGTCGCTCGATGAATGTCCCGGAACGCTCACTGCGTGCAAGTTGCGACATGGTGAGGGGAACGAGTTGCCGTTCGGTGGTTTCCCTGGTACATCCCTGATCAGGAGCTGATATGCGTCAGAAAATTATCGATGCCATTATGGCGCATGCTGCTGCTGAATATCCGCGCGAATGCTGCGGCGTAGTGGTGCAAAAAAGCAGGGTGCAGCGGTACATTCCTTGCCGTAATCTGGCAACCGATCCGACAGAGCATTTCCACCTGTCGCCGGAAGATTATGCCGCTGCCGAAGACTGGGGAACAGTGATTGCCATTGTCCACAGCCACCCGGATGCCACGACGCAGGCGAGCGAACTGGATAAGGCACAGTGTGATGCTACGTTACTTCCCTGGCATATCGTCAGCTGGCCGGAAGGGGATTTACGCACCATTCAGCCGCGCGGCGAGTTACCGCTGCTGGAACGTCCGTTCGTGCTCGGCCATTTCGATTGCTGGGGGCTGGTGATGAGCTATTTCCGGCAAACGCATGGTATCGAGCTCCACGATTACCGTGTTGATTATCCATGGTGGGAAAACGACTATCCGGACAACTTCTATCATGATTGCTGGTATGAATGCGGTTTCCGTGAATTCGAGGGGCCACCGAAACCCGGCGATATGGTGATCATGCAGGTCCAGGCCAACAAGTGGAACCATGCAGGGATACTGCTGGAGGGGAACATGCTGCTCCACCATCTGTATGGGCATCTGAGCCAGCGAGTGCCGTATGGTGGATACTGGCAAGAACGGACGATGAAGATACTACGCTATAAATCTCTGTGCTAACCTTTTGCAAAACCAAAGGGGATAGGGATATGAAAAGAATTTTAGTTTTTACTTCCATCTTAATGGTTGCTGGTTGTGCAACTAAGCCGGTGACAAATGAACAAGCACAGGATGTTCCTGCAAAACAGGTTATCAACAATACACTGCTAGTTAAAAAAGAAGGGACAGGTAAGGTAATAATCAAACGAGACTCTGGTTTTATGGGCAGCGCATGCATGACCCGAGTTTATGTTGATGGCAAGGAGGTCGCAGACTTAGACACAGCTCAAAAGGTAACGGTCTATCCCAAAATTGGAGATCATATCTTTAGCGCTTGGCCCAAAGGTATGTGTGGCGGAGGCATGAGTGAACAGTCGGGTAAGGTGACAGATACTGGGGTATTGATGTTTAGAGTTGGTTACGGAACCAACGGTGATTTTGGTATCTACCCTACAGCATTTTGAATGCTGCAATTATATATAACCTCGCTCAGGCGGGGTTTTTTATTTTTGTGAGGTTTATATGTCTGAAGTAATGACTCGAATTGAGCTCGGCGGCGAACCCGGGAAAATATTTGGTAAAACTCATTGGCGACTTATCAGTAAAGTGTCTGAAGCAGGGGTAGCACTCGCAAAAACAATCACCGGGTTTGAAAGTTATATGGTAAATAGCAAGCGCCGAGGACTAACCTTTGCCATTTTTAAAGGAAAGAAAAACATAGGAGTTGATGATCTAGGATTTCCGGTAACCGGTGAAGTGGTCAGGATTGTACCGGTTATCATCGGAAGCAAAAAGGCTGGTGTACTTCAGACAATATTGGGTGCTGTTATTGTTGCAGTAGGTGCCATTGCTACATTTGGTTTTGCCCAAACTTGGGGTGTAAATGTAATGATAGCTGGTGGAACTATGATGGCGGGTGGCGTTGTCCAAATGCTATCTCCTCAACCTGCAGGTCTGGCCAGCAAACAAAGTGCTGATAACCGTGCATCGTATGCGTTCGGTGGGGTGACAAATACTGCCGCACAAGGTTATCCGGTCCCGCTGCTTTATGGTCGCAGACGCATTGGCGGGGCGATCATCTCTGCTGGTATATACGTCGAAGACCAGCAATAACAAAATAATCTTCCTTTCAGGCTACCTTATGGTGGCTTTTTTTATGGGCGCAATATGGCTACAGATAAAGTGTTAAAGGGCCGCAAGGGCGGCAGCTCAAGTTCCCGAACCCCTACCGAACAGCCTGATGATCTGCAATCTGTAGCGAAGGCCAAAATCCTCGTTGCGCTTGGGGAAGGGGAATTTGCAGGGCAATTAACCGGAAAAAATATCTACCTGGACGGCACGGCGTTGGAAAACTCCGATGGCACCAAAAACTTTAGCGGCGTGACGTGGGAATTTCGCGCGGGAACTCAGGCACAAAATTACATCCAGGGCATTCCCGGTACCGAAAACGAAATCAACGTTGGAACTGAAGTATCAAGCGCAACAGCCTGGACGCGTACTTTCACCAACACCCAACTATCAGCCGTTCGCCTGCGACTGAAATGGCCTTCTCTGTTTAAGCAAGAGGACAACGGCGATCTGGTAGGGTATTCCATCAATTATGCAATAGACCTGCAAACTGATGGTGGGACCTGGCAAACCGTTCTTAATACCAGCGTAACCGGCAAAACGACGTCTGGTTATGAGCGCAGCCACCGTATTGATTTACCGCAGGCTGGCAGCACCTGGACAATCCGACTGCGTAAGATTACCGCTGACGCAAACAGCGCCAAGATCGGCGACACGATGACGCTGCAAAGCTTCACGGAGGTGATTGATGCCAAGCTGCGCTATCCGAACACCGCGCTGCTGTACATCGAATTCGACTCAAGTCAGTTCAATGGTTCGATTCCACAGATATCCTGTGAACCACGTGGCCGAGTGATCCGCGTGCCTGATAACTATGACCCCGATACGCGGACTTACAGTGGTACATGGCAGGGCGCGTTTAAGTGGGCCTGGACCGATAACCCGGCGTGGATATTTTACGATCTGGTTATTACCGATCGCTTTGGTCTGGGTAATCGCCTGAGTGCAGCCAACATCGATAAATGGACGTTGTACCAGGTATCGCAGTATTGCGATCAGCCGGTACCGGATGGAAAGGGTGGAAGCGGGACAGAGCCACGCTATACCTGTAACGTCTATGTTCAGGACAGGAATGACGCTTACACTGTGCTGCGTGACTTTGCGGCTATATTCCGGGGTATGACGTACTGGGGCGGCGATCAGATTGTTGCGCTTGCCGATATGCCGAGAGATGTGGATTACGCTTACACCCGCGCTAACGTTATCGACGGACGCTTTACCTATTCCAGCAGCACGACAAAAACGCGGTATACCACGGCGCTGGTTTCCTGGTCTGATCCGGGTAACGCTTATGCGGATGCGATGGAGCCTGTATTTGAGCAGCCTCTGGTGGCCCGGTACGGATTTAATCAGCTGGAAATGACAGCCATCGGCTGTACCCGTCAATCAGAAGCGAACCGAAAGGGGCGCTGGGGTATTCTCACCAATAATAAGGATCGCGTTGTTTCGTTTGATGTTGGCCTGGACGGAAACATTCCGCAGCCGGGATACATCATCGCCGTGTCAGACGAGCTTCTGTCCGGTAAAGTTATGGGCGGCCGCATCAGTGCTGTTAACGGTCGCGTGATTAAACTTGACCGCGTAGCTGATGCATCAGCAGGCGATCGCCTTATTCTCAACCTTCCCTCCGGCGCGTCACAGAGCAGAACTATTCAGGCGATTAACGGGGAATCAGTCACAGTCACCACGGCATACAGTGAGACACCACAGGCCGAAGCTGTATGGGTGGTTGAGTCAGATGAACTCTACGCCCAGCAGTATCGAGTTGTCAGCGTCTCCGATAATGATGATGGCACTTTCTCTATTACCGGCGCATGGCATGACCCGGATAAATATGCCCGTATCGATACCGGAGCCATCATTGACCAGCGGCCCGTGAGTGTAATCCCGCCTGGTAACCAGTCGCCGCCGGCTAACATTGTGATCAGCTCGTTTTCAGTGGTGCAGCAGAATATCAGCGTCGAAACCATGCGTGTGAGCTGGGACCAGGCGCAGAATGCTATCGCCTACGAGGCACAGTGGCGCCGCAATGATGGTAACTGGGTAAACGTGCCGCGCAGCTCCACCACCTCATTTGATGTATCGGGTATTTATGCAGGGCGCTACCTCGTGCGTGTGCGTGCCATTAATGCCGCTGAAATTTCCTCTGGCTGGGGCTACTCCGAAGAGAAAACGCTGACGGGCAAGGTGGGAAATCCACCGAAACCTGTCGGCTTTGCGACAACGCCGATCAACTGGGGGATTCGCCTGAACTGGGGATTCCCGGCTAACACCGGGGATACGCTGAAAACGGAAATTCAGTACACCGCGAACAGTGATTTCTCTAATCCTCTTTTGCTGTCGGATGTGCCTTATCCGTCAGCCGAATACACCCAACTGGGACTGAAGGCGGGACAGGAGTTCTGGTACCGCGCGCAGCTGGTTGACAGAACGGGTAATGAATCAGGCTGGACCGACTGGGTTCGTGGTGTATCCAACGCGAATGCTGACGACTACTTGGGCGATATTGCTGATGACTTCCTGACGTCTGCAGACGGTGACCGCCTGACAAGCGACATTGATACCAACCTCGAAGCCGCATTGCAGAACGCGCTGGCCAACCATGCAACCGTGGAACATCAGTGGGCGCAGTATGGCGAAGTGCGTGCGGATATTCTGGTGGTTAAAACGACCATTGCGCAGGTAGATAAGGCCATGGCTGAAATGTCGACGCAGGTGCAGGCGCAGTTCAATGATGTGACTGCCGCGCTGGAGGATAAGCTCACCGCCGTAGTTGATGCTACAGGAGCATCTGCAATTTACACCCTCAAAACCGGAGTCCGGATTAACGGCGTGATGTATAACGCCGGAATGTCGATTGCGGTGCTGGCGGAATCGGGCAAGCCGGTAGTCACCCGTGTCGGGTTTAACGCCAATCAGTTCGTCCTGATGAGTGGCAGCGGTGATACGCAATATTCACCCTTTGCTGTGGTTAATGGTCAGGTGTTTATCAGCGATGCGTTTATTCAGGATGGCAGCATTACCAATGCCAAAATTGGTAATTTTATCCAGTCGAATAACTTCGTTGCGGGTTCAGCAGGCTGGCGCATTGATAAAAATGGAAACGCTGAATTACATGGCAAATTTTACGCTGACAGTGGCCAGTTTGCATTTAATGGCACCAATAACACTGTCGTCATCAACGGGAATGGCCTGACCGTCAATTTATCTGGCGGTGGTCGGGTTGTCGTCGGGAGGTGGTCATAATGCCGGAGGGGATATTAATCGACTATAACGATGGCCGTCCGGTTATGGCAATTACTGCGGGGCTGCGAGCCCCCAGTTTTTGCACAACGTTCTCGGGCTGGTCATCCCAGTCAATGCAGTACCCGGTCAATACGCCACTTGTTCCCGGTTCACAGGTTATCGTGGTGCCAACCAATCCCATTTACATCTATTCCTTTGCTGAATTTGATGTGGCCATTATGACTGGAGTCACCCGAAACGGGGACTCCGGGGTCGTCATTGGTGCTGAGACAATCGGGGGTAAAGCCCTTACTCCAGACTGGTCAGGTTATGTCATGGAGCTGCTGCCCGCGGCGACGTATAACGAAGGATTATTGGTTTCAAACTCGACTGACTTCACTGCCATATCCAATCAGGCCGCACTGATGACCTGCGCTTATTCCGGACGCATTACGGTTAACGGCAGTGCGCCGCTTCCGGTGAGCGGTATTCCTTTTGGCAAATGGGATAACCCGAATGTGTCGGTAGGGTTTGATGGCGGCAATATCATCGTTCGCGATATTTCCTACACAGGACGGGACGACGTGGCCGGAACGGTGACGATTGACCTGGTGATATTCAATCAGACCGCACCTGTCGGCGGCGACGGTATCACGATGACCAACGCCGCAGGCCAGGTCACGTTCTCCACGCTGAAACGCCCCTTTGTGTATGACCGACAAATCCAGATCACCGATGCCTTCCAGGATATTGGCGGTGGGTTCTGCCAGATAGTCTATACCGGCGTTCAGGTACGAATGATTGGTGGATGGGGAAATATCAGAACCAAAGGCGTGGTCATGTCAGGCGGTAGCGTCAGGTCAGCCTACAACAAAGTGTTTGCGGACCGCAATTCTGGTGCATGGGATATGACCAGAAACAGAAATATCGCCATGCCCATTCTCATTCTTCCGAACATGTACTGAGGAAAAACTATGTCAGCAGGAACCTTAACCCTGACGAATAACTCTGCTGCGGTCGCTGGCAGCGGGACTGCGTTTACTACCGAGGTGGCGGCCGGAGATTTTATTGTTGTCACTGTCGGAGGCGTTCCCTATACGCTCCCGGTTAAATCCATCGAAAGTGGCACGGCGCTGACGTTGGTCAGCAATTTTACCGGGCCAACGCAATCTGGTGCTGCCTGGTCAGCTGTTCCTCGTGTGGCGCTGAACATGGTTACTGCGGCTCTGGTGGCGCAAAGCGCAGAAGCCCTGCGAGGACTGAACTACGACAAGCAGAACTGGCAAAGCATTTTTAGTGGGACCGGAACTGCAACAGTAAAATTACCCGATGGCAGCTCCTTTACAGGGCCAGCATGGGGCGGCATCACGAGCGCACTGAATGACAAAGCTGATAAATCTTCACTGGGTACAGCTGCGGGTAAAAATGTCGGGACTGCCACCGGTGATGTGGTGACCGCAGGAAGTATTCAGCCAGTGTATTTTACAACGGTCCCGGCCGTTACATACCATGATTTAGGGACATACGGGTATAAATCGAATGCCGAACTGTGGCCTGACACTGTGGCTAAAGCCAGTACATTATATGTGAGTACCTCGTCCTGGGCTCTTGGCTTTTCAGTAGGTGTCTATAACGGTGCATCGGGAGGTGTATTCGACGCGGGGCATTTGCTGATGTCAACGGATGGTGGGGGATTTGCACGCCGATGGTATTTGTTCAATAGTGGCGTTTTAGAGGGGCCTGTGGGTAAGTTCTATTCAGAGGGCAACACCACCAAAGCGGCAGACGGTACGCTGAAAGCGGCATCACCCATAGTCAGGTTGTTTTCTGACGGACGCGCTGAAACAAACGCGGAGTCAGAGGGCTGTACGGTTACCCGCCTGTCGGTCGGCGAATACCTGATAAACGGCTGTACAGGTCTGAATGCTGATGCCGGGTGGGGAGGGACTGATGGTGGTTTTGATGTCCCTACAGACAGAAACAAGCAACCGCTTATCTGGCTGGATTATGAGGTAAACGCGGATGGTTCAGTCCTGGTGAAAACCTATCATCGTACCCATCCTGACGCTCCAGTTTTTGCACGTAACGAACGGGACGGATACGCCAGTGGTGACCCGATAGATATTCCTTCCGACCAGTTCGTTTCTGTACGCGTGGAAATGCCGGTTGACAGTATCTGGCACCAGAAACAGAGGGATGAGCGGGAGGCGATGGAAAAAGCTGAACGCGAGCGTAAGCAAAATCAGCAGGATACCCAGTCGTAAAAATGATGGTTGCCGCAGTCACGTCGTATGCAACGTAACTGCGGCAGGCAACAGAGTGTTCATGCCCGCATTGCCTGCGATGAAGATAGCAAAGATGGTGATTGCCGTCTTTCATTATCGCCAAAGTCGCTTACCCTGCCTGACTGCTTCCATAATTGCAGCGCCAGTATGCTCGTATTCAGGAAGAGCCAGAACACGCCAGTTTTTTTGCATGAACACCAGAAGACAACAGCGCTCATTCACTGTCCCTTTAATGGCAAAGTTACGCAGATTGTCAGGGGGAACTGGGAGCTTTTCACCGGGTTTTGGGAAGTAAATCCTGACGCCGGATATGATTAAGTTGTCCATAGTTCATTCGCTCACCAGCCACATATCAGCTTCTTCAAACATTTCCTGAACAGTACGGCTTATCTGTTCCTTCTCATGCTTACTGGCGTCAGTATTGATCGCCGGTAGTGTCATCATCGGTTTAACCCGAACATCAGCATCGGGGAAGATCCGGTGAACCCTCTTATTCAATTCGCCCAGAATGATATCTTTTGCACCTGGCAGACCATCAAAATTCCTTTTGTCATAAACGAGTTCCACGAACATTGCTTATTGCTCCTTTACTGTGTGGATATACAGTATTTATACTGTGTTTTTATCCGGTATTCAAGAGAGGGCGTAAACATGGGCTTTCCTTCACCTGCGGCAGATTATGTTGAAACACGAATCTCCCTCGATCAGCAGCTAATCAGCCAGCCAGCGGCGACTTATTTCATGCGGGCATCGCGTTCACATTTCAGGGAAGGAATACTCCAGGGGGCGTTGCTTGTTGTGGATGCGTCACTTTCTCCCTGTGATGGCTCGCTACTGATATGCGCGATAGACGGGGAATTCAGGATCAAGCGATATCGGACTCATCCTCAGCCTCACCTGGTTAATCTGGATAACGGGAGAAGGGAAGCGCTGCCAGCAGATGATGATGGTTACAGTTCTGCACCCGCTATATTTGGAGTGATCACGTACATCATTAATGATGCTAGGAATGCGGAGTTTGATGACTGCCCGGTGATGTGAGCACATCACTGTTAAGTGAAGTATGAAGTGGGGTTACGTGGTTGAGGTTAATTATCATTTCTGTCTGGATTGTTAGACAAACCAATCCCTACTTTTACCGCAGCGAACAACATGATGCACAGAGTGGTAATCACGGCAAATACCAATGAGAGACTAGTAATCATAGGGCTTCTTAATGTCAGATGAATTCTATTGTCAGACAACTGTATAGAGAAAAGGTTCCTGGCAATTATCGTGCTTGCTACTCAAGAGGATATTACAATCCGATAGATCGTAGTTGGCTGGTGATCTGTCGATAGTTTCACCCCAATAATTCCCCGGAGTTTCCCCGTACAGAAAACAGACATAAAAAAACCAGCCGTAACAGGCTGGTTCTTAGAGGATTTTTGGTCGGCACGAGAGGATTTGAACCTCCGACCCCCGACACCCCATGACGGTGCGCAACCATTTCAATGGCAGCTATGTGCCAGGAACGGACGTTACTACTAGCTCAAGCAAACCGCTCCTTAGCCCTTAATGAATAATGGAGGTATTGGTATAAATAGGTGAATATCGGAATATCTCCAACAGGGAAAGGGACGTTTTTAGGGGATAACTATATTATCACCTAGTGGCCGTAAGAATATGCGCAGAGAGAACATATTTCACAACAGCCACCTTAGTT